ATGGCGACCATCCGAAAGCTTGCCAACGGGAAGTGGCAGGCCCAAGTCGCGCGCCAAGGGGTGCGCCGGTCAAAGACGTTTGATAGAAAGGTCGACGCCAAGGATTGGGCAACGATTGAGGAACGCAATATCATCGAAGGCAGGGGTGTAGAGGCGTCAGAGCGCTCCTTTGCAGATATCCTGAAAAGATATGCCCGTGAGGTTTCGCCGTCGAAGCGTGGCGGCCGATGGGAAATGATCAGGATCGAGAAGTTCTGCCGCGACCCTATCGCCAACACGCTGCTTGATGATCTGACACCGGAAGAAATGGGCCGATGGCGCGACAAACGCTTGCGTGAGGTCAAGCCCGGTACTGTTATCCGAGAATTGAACCTGATGTCTGCGGCACTGACCACGGCACGGCGGGAATGGAAGTGGATCAAAGAGAACCCGATATCTGATATCAGAAAACCGGGCGGCACTCAGGGCCGTGATCGCCTGATCAGTGAACAGGAAATCGAGATCATCACATCGCTTGCCGGCGAAGATTACACCAAAATACCTGGGCGGGTTGGGCTGGCGTTTCTGTTTGCCATCGAAACCGCTATGCGTGCCGGAGAGATCTGCGGGCTCCATCAAGGCGACATCAACACAAAAACCCGTGTCGCCACGCTGCGCGAAACCAAGAACGGTACTTCACGCAAGGTTCCGCTATCCAGTCGTGCAATGGAAATTCTCGAAGCCCTGAACAGCTTGCCCCCGACTAATGGGCCAATCTTCCGGCTTACATCGCGACAACTGGATTCGAATTATCGCATTATCCGGAACAAGTCCGGCATTCAGGATCTGGTGTTTCATGACACCCGGCATGAAGCAATCACCAGACTTGCCAAGAAACTCGATGTCCTGTCGCTGGCCCGAATGGTTGGGCATAACGACATCAAACAATTGATGACATATTACAATGAGACGGCAGAGGATTTGGCGAAGCGGCTTGATTAGCGGTTATGTTTATTTGCGTGAACCGGAAAACACGGACTTGATGCCTGTCATCACCTTGTTGATCGCACCTGAAACAACTTGCTTCGGCCCGCCTGCCTTGCCTGCTTCGCGCAAGGTCATGTAGGTGATCACGATATAGGCACTGTATTCCACGATCTGGGAATACATCTGGACATAAACACTGCCGCCATCGCCAAAGAACTTGCCCGCGACCAGTTCGAATTGAACCGGCGCGGCCGCTTCGCCGAAGACCGCCCAGATACCGGCAATGAAGGTGTTGATCACGGCAAGGGCGATATCGACGGCAAAGACTGACATCACCGGCCAGACCATGGCGCGGGTCAACTGGCGCACCACCCAAGGCCGCGTTGTCATCCGCATTATAGCAACCTCTGTTGCTGCTTCCGGCGTCAGAACGGCAAGTGTTTCAGCATCGACCCGTCCGCCTTGGATTTCGAGGCGTTCGTTCTGGGCGCGATACATCTCGATTTCTTTTGTCATCCGCTCGGCGAATGCCTCCTGCTGTTCCGGAGGCAGGCTTTCAACAGCGCTTTGCAGTGCTGCCGGGGTGTCCGGGGCGGCATTGCCCGTGACTTCGTTATAGACCTGCTTCCCGGCATCAAACAGTTCTGTGGCGCCAGAGATGGCGGTAAAGATACCGGGCAGCATGGCAAGCAATGGGAAGACCATATCAATAACTCCACAGTGCCGGTGACGGGAAACCGTGCTGCTCGGCCATGTCGAGATGAAGGAAGCGACCGCTGCCTTTCTGCGACACTCCGATACGGCGGATACCGTGTTTGTAGGCAAGGAAAATAATACGCATGGCATCGCCGCCGCTGACCGCGATATCAGCGGCACAGCCATAGGTATGCGCGCCGGGGTTAGATTTGCCGCGCTCGGCTGAATGAGTCGGGTCGCGATAACCGGAACTGATCGTCATCGGCTTGCCAAACTCGGTGCGGATCGCCTGCAGGACATCAACGAACCGCTTCTGCATGTGGTTCTTGCCGGTTTCCTTGCAGTCAAACTCGGTCTTGGTGAAATTCGGGTAGTCGTTCCAGTTAATCATTGCGCCGCTCCTTTGTCTTGGCGGCGATTGTTCCGCCATTTGTAGTACATCTGCATCAGGAGCCACATGATCGTAAGCGCACCGATGACCAGCTTCATCGCAGGTTCCCAGTTCGTGAATTGCGCGAAGAAACCACCGGCACCCCCGACCGCTGGCGCGGCCGCTTTGATTTTGTCGATCATGCTGCTCCCCATTGCTGCTCGCATAAAAAAAGCCGCTCTATGCGGCCGGTCCTTTGAGTTTGTCTTCGAGATATTCCCATGCCTCGCCAGAAGCGACGAGGCAGCTTGGTCCGGATGGATACGTAAACAGGATCGTCCATGTCTGCCCGTCTGGGGCTTTAAGAACCTCGATCACACCGCCGTTTGATGTGACACCGACCGCAACAGGTTCTTCGCTGTATTTGGCCCGGAGACTGTCGATCACCTTCTGGCGATCCCCGCAGACCGGTGATGCCTCGGCCCCAGATGTGAGGGGCCAAGGCAATAAAAAAAGGACCGCGGCAACAGCGATCCCGTACCAACGGACAATCGTTTTCATGGCGTCACTCTTTCTTTGGTTTGGGGATGTCGCGCTTGACTGCCAGAACCTTGTTCAGGACGCGGTCGGTATCGGCAGGCAAGTCCACGCCGTTAAGGCGCTGCTGGTTGATGAACTTCCAGATCGCGTCGAGCTGCTCACCATTTGGCGGGTAGGCAAGACGACGCTGCTTTTTTACGCTCATTGTCATGGTTATTCCTCAGTATCCGGGAACCGCAACGTACTGCTTGATACGCTGAGATTTTGTGTTGGCTGTTACACACTTCATTACGAACTGGTCACCTGTCTGGGCTTCGACATTCGCCGTCGCCTTGATCAGCGTGTCGTCATCTCCATAAGCCCCCAAAACCGAGATAGTTGCCGCTGAAAAAGTCACGCCGTTATCGATGCTAAAAGAGATTACGCGGTCTGTTCCGTTGGTCACCGGGTCAATGTCCTCGACGCGGAACATGGCTGTGATATCGGATGGGTTAGCGGTTTCCAGTGTTGCCGCTGCGGATTGCAGCGTCATATCGCTAACAGACTGGACGCTTACTCCTGTAACGCCATAGGTCTTGCCTGTATCTGCGGTATATCCGGTGGCATCGACAGTTGAGGCTTCGTCACCAGTTTTATAATAAGCGTTCCAGTTCGCTGACGGTGACCCAAACTGGATATCACCAGCAGAAATATAAAAAGCTACGATCAGATCATCAGTGCCTTCGAAATCTAGCGAAGAAAAGTCAGAAGTAGCCGTCGCGCCAGCACTAATGACAGCGCTTCCAGATTCGCTAAAAAGAAGCTGCACAGGTGTCGAAGCAAAGTCGAATGCGTCTCCTGATGCTGCCGCAATGCCGATATATGCTGAGCCAATTGTCAGGCCAGCTGAGCTGCTCGCCTTGAAAGTTACCGAAACTGACTGACCGCCCGACGAAATTGCAGCAGCAGCGATGCGCTGCCGAACTGTTCTACCCGTGTTTCCAGAGCTGTTTGTTGATGCTGCTGCGGATGCGATTACGGTCTCTGCTGCATTAGAATAATAGTCTCCTGTAGCGTCATAAGTCGCGTTGGTAGAAACAGAAAGGGTATCTGAGATGAAGTTGTCGCTGATGATGCCGCCATACACTCCACCTGGATCACTGATTGCGATATCCGATTTGATGTATGAGATTAGCGCAGTGTCTCTTGCTGTGTTGTCGCGTACGTTGATCAGGTTTGTTGCGTCGAGTTCTGGCAACATTGCGTTTTGGTCCAGCGCAACGATGTTGTTTGCCGATGTCCCGACAGGCAACCCGATCAGCGCCTTGTCGGTTGTAACCCACTCATCACCGGCGTCGTTGACCGTGAAATCAAGGCACAGGTAATCGCTGGCAAGTACGATGCTGGATGCACCGTTGATAAGAGCGGAATCCGCCGCTGAAATCGTCAGATCACCACTGCCTGCTGTGCGGCAAATGCCGATATTGTACCCCGCTGCCAAACCGGAAAGCGCGGGCAGCGTCACTGCGGCATCAGACGCATTGTTGTAAGTGAACAGCGTCAGGCTTTCGCCAGTGCCTGGCATGAACGCGCCGGTTTTCTGTTCCCCGCTGGTGTAGGGATAAGTTGCGGCTGCAACGGCACGGTCGGCCTGAGCCTCGGCCTGATCGACATACGATTGGGATGCTGCGGCACCCTTAACCATCGTGATATTTTCACCAGTTGCATCGAACCCAACCAATGCATCTGCACGGATGCTTTTATGCGGCAGGGTGACCGCCTCGCTGTCCGTCACATGCAGGCGCAGCGTGCGGTTGATCTCGCTCTGCTGGCGCTGGTTCTCAATCGTCTTGCGATCAAGGCCATCCTCAACTGATTTCGGATAAATATCGTTGCCATCAAATTCTTGCGGCTGGGAAATCGGGGCCTTGTTATCGACACTGACAACAGAACCGGCAGGCGGAGCCGACGCGAATGTTACTGTGCCACCCGCCGGATCGCCAATGCCGGTCGAGCTGACGATTTCAAGCGTGGTGTCCTCACCCGTCGCAACGATTGTTTGCGTGACATCAAGGTCTGCCACGTCCTGAATTTTGAAGTTGTACGGAAACGTAACCGTCGAACCATCCCCTGCGGTCGTGGTCGGCGGAAGCTGGTTTTCTACCGTCATGGCATTATCCCAATAAAAAACCCGCCATGTGGCGGGTGAAGTTGTCAGGTGATGGTTGAATTACCGGGCGACACCCAGTTGGTTGTTGATGCCGCGTTCGGCCTCATCAAGAAGCCATCGCATGTAAAACAGGTTTTGATAGGGAAGAAGGCGACGCATCGCCGAGGTATCGCTTTCGCGCCAATCCCCGGCACTCATTGCGCCAATGGCTTGTGCCGCATCACTGATCGCGCCACTGGTCGGGCCGATCAGAGCCCCGATTACGTTCCGGCTGGCATAGCGTGACATGATAGGCCCGCCGGTCAGTGCCGACACCCCGACCCGGCCACGGGTCAGTTTTTCGGCAAGGTTGTTGACCTCAAAGAACCAGCCAAGCGAACCGGATCGATCAACACCTTCGGCAATCCATGTTCCGGGGTTATCGGTCGGCTCATATCCCGCGGCCTTGGCCTTGAGGTAATAGCTCAGCATGCCAAGCCCCACCATCATCGACATACCAGACAGAAACGCCGCGTCACGCTGTTGCAGGCCAGCAAGAAACACACGTTGCGTCGAGGCAATCGAGAACGACTTGAACTGCCCGATGACAGCGCCAAGTTCGGTCGACATCCAAAGTGGCTTGTCCTGCCCCGGTGTTACAATGGTGCGATCCACGTCCTTGACGATCATGGCCCGGAAGGCCTGAACCGCTTTTCGGTCGGTCCAGTTCGCGGTATTGGCAAGCTTGACGCCATCGACGTTATCGCCATGCGCCGCAAACTCTGACGCGATCCGGCGTGCCATGTCTTCATCAATCCCGGCGCGGGCCAGATTTTCGACGGTGGCGGTATCGGCGATGCCCTTGGTCCATTTGTCCACACCATCAAGGGCGCGCGACATGGTGACAACCCCGGCGAACTGCTTCACCGCCGCGTTCCATGGTGCCATCAGCGACACCACCCCGAACCGGTCAGCGGCATAGCGAATCCCGCGTTCGAACTTGCTATGCCGGCCAAAATCATCAGCAACATCGGCAATCGCCATCGACCGGCTATCAAGCACCATGTCAAGTGCCGTGCCTGCCTGGCGGACTTCATCACCGGCCAGGCGAAACGCCTTGAAGTTCTTTACCATCGGGCCAAGACCGTCCCCCATGACACGGCCCAAGCCATGCACCATGACAGGGCGGGCAATATCCGGGATGGCGGAAAGTGTCATGCCGCCCAACAGGCGGAGGTAATTCAGCGACCGCACCACGCGACCGACACGCACCAGAACACTGTTCGGGTCACGCGGCAGGGCAAAGGTGCCCCGCAACCGGTCACGGATTGCGGCAATGTCACGGATATCAGCGTCACGGGCCTTTGACAGTTTGGTACGTTCCGCGTCGGTCTTGGCCGTTGCAATCTTGTTGGCATAGTCGCGGCGGATCTCACCCAGCGGGGCTTCCATTTCCGCGCTTTCAAACCTTCTGGTCAATGCAACGTCGGCGGACATGGTGCGGGTATAGATCCGGCCCACGACGTTGATGTCACTTTCGAGAAATTCCTCGATCATTTCATCTGGGATCATGAAGACACGACCCTTGAGCGGCCCGCGGACCTCCCGCTTTGCCCGGCTTTGAGGGATCGGGTTGCTGTCACGCGAAAGATAGGCGTCATAGGGCAACCGGCCATCAGGCGTGCCAAGCACGCGGTCAACAATCTCGTCGGCCAGATCAAAGATTTCTGCGTCTTCCCAACCTTCCTTGCTTTGCTGGGCCTTAAGCCAACGGGCAACGATGGTGGTAAATTCGCCGCGACGGGCCGAAATCTTTTCGCTGTTATAGACGCGGTTCAAATACCCGGCTGCGGTTTCGACATCAACGCCATCGGGCAAAAGGCCAAGATCAATCGCGTCCTTTTTCAGCGGGTCAAAGACCTTGTCGCGCCATACCTTCGCGGCCTGCTGTACTTCCGGAATATCGTGACGATCACCGCGACGCATGGCGCGCCCGATTTCCTCGTTAAACCGGACACGATCCAGCATTCCGTCGCTGCGCCCGACAAGATCAGACGCACCGATCCGGGTCAGATCACCGGGGCGACGGTTGCGGCCACGGCGATATTTGACAAACAGGTCATCGGTTTCACGCACCGCGTTATAAAGCCCGGCCTGCGACATCTTGATTTCTGTCTCGGCCGCCAATGGCGTTGCAGTACCGAGTGCGTTCTTTTCATAGGTCAGCGGTGTTTCGGCCAATTCCTGAACAACGCGGCGGGTCGTGATGCTTTGCGACGTGGCGGCGCGCAACATCGGGTCCTGGAACCGCACGGCACGCTCCATGCCAAGGGCAGATTTCAGCTTTTCCTCGGCATTGTTGCGGCTCGACGCGGCGGCACCGACTGAGCCGCCCTGCCCGGTCGCTGGTCGCTGCACGTCTGGCAAGTCGTCGCTGGTCAGAACCGTTTCACCGGCATCAGCGGCCAGTTCATCGGCCTTGATTTCGACGGTATGCGGGCGGATCGGGTCAACATCGGCATAGCCTGGCACGGTCAGATCGCTATCAATGGCGCGCGAAATGTCGGCAGACTTCGCCGCAAATTCCGCCGCCGTCGCTGCGGTTCCCGTTACAAGATCACGTCGCGCCGTTTGTACCTCTGCCGCTTCGGCCCGCGTCGGGGAAAGATCGCCGTCACCGATAGAAACCTCAAGGACCTGCGACCCATCGTCGCTTTGTGACAAGGCGTACCGCACGGCACGGACTTCACCGGTATCTGGCGCGGCGCGTTCCACTGTCCAAGTCAGATCGCCGTTATCGGCACGTTGCGGCGCATAGTCGCGCATGGCGGCTGGCGCACCAGTCACGTCATCCGAAACAATCCTTGCCTCGTCATTGGTCCAGCGCACCAAAACCGGACCGCCATCGGTCGCGATATCAATCTCGCCGCGCGGTGCTGTGATCTGCTCATCGATCTGGCGGGCAACAACGCCATCACCTTCGCGCGACAGAACCGTTTCAAGCCTTGCCGCCGCTTCGATATCGGCTGTGTCGCGGGCCGCAGTTCGGGTCGGCGCTGCATCTGGTACGACATTATCAACGCTGCGACGAAACGAACCGGCTGCACCGCCAAGAATGCCTGACAGGAACGTCGCAACCGCGATGTTTGATGCCGCCTCGCCAATGCTGCGCGTTTCTTGGGCGTTATAAAGAATGGTTTCCGCCGCGGTCGAGCCAAGAAAACCGGCACGCGCCGTGGAAAGTCCGCCTTTGAGGATCGATCCACCCATAGAATAGGCGCGATAGGCCTGCCCGCCGACCGGGACAAGGTTGATCGGGTCAAAGATACCTGCACCAAAACTTGCCGCCATCCCCGGAAGTCCGGCGGCAGCCACGGTTTCACGGTCCTTGCGTTCGCGATCAATGATGCGCTTTACCCGGGCCACTTCCTCGGCGCTGTTGGCAAAGGCAAAGCTTTCGGAAAAGTCCTCATATCCGGCGATGTCGCCGAACGGGTCGAATGCTTCATCAATGACCAGGCGGTGCCGTTCGTCGCGCTGCGGCTTGAAACGGTCCTGAACAGATGCGCCGATGGTGTTTTCGAGGCGAAACGCCGCCGGGACCGTTTCACGGAAGAAATCCGGGGTATCGGGCGCAACCGCTTCTGGGATTGTCCCGATCTGGCCCGCCGCAGTGTTTCTGGTTTCAAACAGGGTCATGACTTACTCGTTCAAATCCGGCGCAATATTGCTGTCCGGTCCTTCGCCAAAGAAGGGTGCCGGTTCGATGGCCTCACCCGTTTCAGGGTCGCGCGGCCGCCATGTGCTATCGCTAAAGGCATTGCCCCAGTCGAACTTGCCGATGGTGATCAGCGATCCGGCATCCTCGCCATTGATCTTGATCGGCACATCGACAACAGCGTCACGGTCGCGTTTCTCGCGGCCTTCCTCAATTCTGGCCTTGCGCCATTCCTCGGCGGCCTTGGCGCTATCTGGTGCCCAGCGCACGTCAAGCGGCACCAGCGCGCCGTTATCGTCCTGCAGCAACACTTGATAGGTCGGGGCCTGCACGCTGGCCTGACGGGCTGTCATGTTGTCGCTATGGATAAACACCCGGCCGTCAAGATCGTCTGCCGCTGATCCGGTGAAATCGGCCACATCCGCAACCAACTGCTGCTGCATCCAGCCATTGTCATCGTTGAATGCATAAAACGCCTCTGGCGGGTACTTGATCAGGCGCTTGCCGCCATCAGCTTCGGTCTGCCCCCAGATTTTGGCGGCCTGTTTCAGGGCATAGTCGCGCGCAACGTCCTCGTCGCCGGTCAACTGATACTGACGCAGGAATACGCCATTCACGTCGCGCTCAAGCTCAGCCACCAGATGATCGGGAACATCGGCCTGCCAGTTCAGAACAGTGTCAAATGAATCAGCTACAGCATCCGCCGTAATAGGATCGATATCGCCAAACGCTTCCTTGCGCGCCTTCATCATGGCTGAGTTGTTCGGATCAACAATCTGGCTGGTGCGTTCCACAGCATCAGTTACCGACTGACCAGACGCGACCATTGAATTGATCAGCTCGCTGCGTGCCATATCCACATCGGTCAGACCGGAAGTGGATTGCAGGAGACCAGGCGCAAGTTCTTCGACCTTGCCGATAAAGGCTGCCGTCTCGGCCTGCTGTTCCGCAGGCGCGAACTTGGATGTTCTGATCATGGTTTTGATGGCGTCTGGCACCACCTTCACCCCGCCAACAAATTCCGCCAGCGTTTCGGTACGATCATTCGGGCTCATTTCGGCAAGTTGCGGCGTCATCTGATCAAAGAACAGGTTTACCGCGTCGCGATGCTCCTTGTTGCGGTCATCCAGAATAACCGCCCCGCCATAGGCCGCACCGACAAGGGCCGCGGCGTCCGTGATTTTCCGCTGTTCATCGGCTGCGGCCTGTTGTGCCTTGATCAATGCAGCCTCGGCACGATCAACGCCTTCCAGCATGCCGTTGCGCTGATCTGCGGTCAGGGCCGACGTGACCTTGATTTCGCCCTTATCGTTCAGAAGCGCGCGCGCCTCGGAGAACCGGCCCTGATTGACATAGCCCTGAACCGACGTTTCGATCAGAACCGGGGCCTGCGCCATGGCAGACTTGCGGACTCGGTCTTCGCCCAGCACATCGACATAGGTGCCGTATTTATCGCGGAGGTCTTCAAGGCTTGTTTTCAGGGTGTCTGGCGCGTCAAGCAGCCGGTTGCTGATGATGTTGACCTCGCCGGTCAGCGTGGTGTTCACGTCATCAATCTTGGCCTTCGAGTTGGCCGAACCGATCCCGACCCGCGCCGTTGCAACCCGTTTGGTGCCAAGGGCCTGTTCGCGATAATAATCCCGTTCAGCGCCCTGAAAACCATAGGCATCAAGTTGCGCGTCAAGCGTGGTGTTGACCCGTTCTTGCCACAGGTTCACGGCTTCCTCGGTCGAAAGCTGCGCAAAGCCTTCCTGACCCTGAATTTCATCATAGGCCCGCAACGCCTCGTCTTCGACGCTGCGCTGGAGCTTGATCAGGTTGGTTTTCTGGGTAAGTTCCTGCTGCTTCTGCTGCTTTTCAACAAACGGCTGATAGGCACGCTGTGCGCCAGCCATCAGATCACCGGCACCGCGCAGGATGGTTTGCGTATCGTCGTAGCCTGCCCCGATGCGTGACGGTGCGATATTCGGGTTAGAGCTGTAAAACTGCGGAATGTTGTTTGCCATCAGTTAAAGAACCCCAGTTCGCGCCACGTCTTGTACCCGCCCAGAAGCGACCCTGCCCCGGAAAGGCTGTTGCCGATCGCTGTGGCGCGACCGCTTTTACGGGCCTGATTGGCGGACTGGTTGCCGTAATAAAGGATGTCGGCAACGTCCTGTTCCGCCAAGGCGTCTGTTTCGTCCAGAATATCTTTTGCCGTGCCTTCAAGCGTGACGCCCGCCGCCGAAAAACGGGCGCGTTGATTGGCTTTGAGACGCTGCGCGTCACGTCGTGTTGCCGCAGCCTGTCGGTTGGCTTGTTCATTGATAAGGGAAGATTGGCGTTTCGAGGATTGGATGGCCTCATAGGCCGAATACGCCGATGCTGCTGCGCCAAGGGCTGGTGCCGCCGCATTGGCCCATTTCAAAATGCTTTCAAACATTACTGGCCCGTTTCAATCTGGAGAACAAAGGCGCGGACGTTGCACGGCAACGGGCCGTCTGCCCCGAAGGAGAAGATTGCGTTTTTGCCGCTCGATGAATTGATCGGCAGGTCCTTGATGCCGGTATAAAGCTCCGGCACCGTGCCAATCGGTGTCTGGCTGGTCATAAAAGTGGTGTTGTTGAGCGTGTCTTTATCGCCACCGATCTTGAGTTCGGCGGAGTTAAGCAAATCGACATAGGCCTTGAGCGGTCGTTTTTCCTTGGCCCGGCCAGTGCCCTGAACCGAACCCGGATCAAATGGCAGTGTCGTGGCCAGCGACGGCGCGTTGAGCCCGATCAGAACTTCATTCGCGGTGCGTTCGTTGGGCAACACGATTTCGCCACTGCCCGGCATGGTTTGTGCCGGCAGACGACTGCCATCGGCAAAGACCTGAACCTCTTCGCCTTGGAGGTGCCCCCCGCCGGTAAACGTGCCAGTCGCTGTTTCCTCGGTATAGCTGATACAACTGTCGAGATAGCGCGCCGATGCGATGTCGTTCTCGTCCACCGGGTCATGGAACGGTTCCATGTATTCGATATATCGCTTGGTCTGCCCGTTGATCTCGCGCGCCACAACCATCCAAAGCACGTCACGTCCACCCATAAAGACCGAAGCGATGCTTTCGACCTTTCCCCAATTGTTGCCGCCAAAGGAACCGCCGATCTTGTGACGGTGCCAGGCATAAACGCCGCTTTCTCGGTCATAGGTCATGCCGATCAACTGACCATCATTGCGGCAGCCCCAGATAATCGGCACCGGATCGCGCGTGATTGCGATTTCGACAATTCCGCCATTACTGCCCGGACCTGCGATATGATCCGACCATTTGGTCACGTCAGGCGCGTTGAACGCGTCATCCTCAAAGGCATAGCTGAACTCGTGGACCCGCGTCTTGGAAAGCGACACAAAGAACAGCGAGTTGTTGAGACGAACAGGTTTGATCGCGGCTGATCGCTCGTTGGCATGATCGCGGTTCAGGATTGAAGTGGGTGTAATCGGCTCATAGAAACCGCCTGATCCGGAAACGGTTCGCGTTTCGTCGGTGGTGCCTAGGTAAAGAGCGCGACCAGACGAAAGCCACTGCATTTCGCCAGTACCAACAATGTCAAACACCAGAGCGTTATCGGCGTCAGTGCCCGTCGTGAAATCAAGTAGGCGTGGTCCAGATGTGTTTGGCGTTCGGCTCAGCCACATCTTCCGCGGCTTGGCTGGTGTCGACGCAAAGCAAAGGCGTTGCTGGTGCTGCGTCACCTTTGATGGCCAGTTGGCGCTCGCCCATTCCGTTGGCTTCGCTGTGATGGTCGGGCTTGCGTTCAGGGTCCAATCGTCATGATCGGTTCGCAACAGCGTGGCCGGGCTCTTTTCGCCGTGGGCCAGATACATCGTGTCGCTGACCTGAATGTAATCAACTTCTGGAATTTGCGCTTCGCTATAGGTCGTCGTGACCTCATAGATATGGCTGCTGCCGTCAAGAATCTGGCCGAACGTGTCATCATCCAAATTGCGATAGAACCGGATATAGTTCTCGCCCCATTCCTGAATGTAGGTGTCGAGCGCACTGTACTCGAACGGCAAAAGGCGCACGGCCTTGCTGCTGTCTTTAACCTCGCAAACGAAATGCGTTCCGGGGCGACGTGTCAACATGCCCTGCGGCAGAACGATGAAGTTCTCGCAAACGGCTAGACTGCGCTGAAAGCTCTCAAGATCAACGTTACCGGCATATTTCGGGCTGATCTCGCCACGGTCAAAGCTGGATTGTCCAAGGGTGCGAACCGCCATCGATCAAACCCCCATGGCTTCTTCGAACTGGGTCGCGCCCTGTTCTTCGACCTGGTTCTGCTTGCGGCGGTCCTTCATCTTGCCCATGGCAACGGCTTTGTCGTATTTGCCTTCCATGCGCTCAAGGCTGGTATCGCTGCCCTTACGGACCTGCGCGATGCAAACGGCTAGTTGCGCGCCAATGACCTCGGCCACGTATTGCGGCATCCGGGCATAGCTCGACTTGTTGCACGTCATCACGATCTGAATGGGGGCTTCGACGTTGGCAAGGATGTACTCGCCTTCAACATCCCACGGCTGTGATGACTTTAGTTCGACCCCGTTCTTGCCGACCCAGAAGACCGAAACGCAATCGGCCGGCAGCAAATACCGATAGTCATAGCCAAACGCCGGTGCTGTCGCGTCAGCGGCAAGCTGGTGACGCTCCTTGGCCCACTTCCAGTCATATTCTTCAAGGGCTGTTGCCTTGGCGTCATTGAAATACTTTTTGCAAAGGCGCGCGTTTTCGCTGTTTTCATCAATCGATGAAATCGGGTCTTCACCCAAATGACGCATCGCGACATTGGCAATACTGGTTTCACTCGGCATTGCGCGCCCTCATTAAAGGATCAAAAGAAAAGGGCCACCCGACCGGGCAGCCCTGAGTTCACGAGGAAAAAGAAAGCCCGCCGTGTCAGGCGGGTTTGGTGTCGGGTTTCGGTGCCGGTTTGGCCGGTGGTTTATCAGCGGCCTTGTTGGCGGGTTTGGTGTCGGGTTTGAAATGTTCCGGCACCTTTTCATTCTTGTCAGCGACCAGTTTGTCGCCGGGATGCCAAAGCTTCCCGCGATACTGGCACTTGGTTTCACAGGTGTGCGTCATCGTTCCTGTCCTTCGTTGTTACACGTCGATCAGGTCACGATCAGACGTAACCGACCTTCTGGCTATCGCGATACCATTCCGGGATGACCGGGCTGACATACGCGTCGATCTTGCCAGTGGTTGCGTTGGTGCCAGCCACCGTGAAGCCGACCTGCAGATAGCGGCGGCAATTGAACGGGATGCGCTCAATTGCGAACCGATAACCCGCCTTAAGGGTCGCAACCGGAATTGCTGCCGTCGAAAGAACCGTCGCGAACGAACTGTCATCGGCGGAATCTTCCAGTGTCACCGTCAGGCTGGTAAGGGTGGCGAAATCTTCGGTCACAGCAATTACGAGATACATCTCGTTGCCGTGGCCGCGATAATCCCCGATATCAAGGGAGTTGGTGGACTTTGCAGACGCCGTTACCGCCTGCTCGTCCGAGAAGATGCCCTTTGCATCAATCATGGTTCTTACTCCTTGGAGTTAAAAGGACGACGCAGCACCAATTAAGGTGCTGCGGTCAGTGCAGTTTCGGTTGTCAGAAGTGCGTCGACCTGACGCACCGGACGGCCATGCAGGAACAGGACGTTCTTACTGTCCTGCCATTCCCCGTAACGCAGGTGGACGTTTTTCGGATCGCCTGCCTGCATTTCAAGCATCGACATGACCGGCTCCGGGCAATACCAGATCATGCGGCTGCGTTTGGTGCCAGGGATCTTGTTTTTGGCTTTGATCGTGGCCTTGCGCAGATCGATGTAGCCGCTATCACCCGGCGACAGGTCAAGCTTGGTCACATCGATGTTGCAGACGCGGGACACGCAACGCCAGTCCTTGACGGTCAGGCCCGGGAACCACTTGTATTCATCCCCGACAACACGGTACGGATCACCGTTCTCGTCATAGGCGTCATATTCGCCCAGGTCTTTCTCTTCGATCCCAGCCTTGGTTCCTTTCGGGAAGATGCCGCAAGCGGCGTCAACGCCCCACACAACAGCATACATGGAAGCGCAATTGCTTCCGCTGCCACCGGCATCGACAACGTTCGGGCTGTCCTTGTATGGATACCGCGGAGCAAATCCGTGGAATTCTTTTTTGTTTAGGGTGTTGTTGCCGTAACCCAGCAGTTCTGCAACTTTTTGGGTCATGCTTTCGATGAACGACTGGTTTTCCTGCATGCGATAAGACGCAGAGTTGCCGTTCAGGTTAACAAGATCGATATCGATTTCGCCACGCGCGGCAATCATTGCCGTTGGGTCCGTGACCTTGGAGATACCGGATTTGGTTTTCTTCACGCCCTGATATAGGCCGCGAAGGGTTACTTCCGGAAGGTCGGTTCGGATGATGGAGGTATGACCCGCCATCTCGTTGCCTTCCATCCACGGAATGTCGTTCATAATTTCATTGGTCTGCGCAAGCAGTTCAATGATGGTCCCGATAGTCTTCTTGTCGGGATCAAGAAACTGGCCCCACTCAGCCAGTGTGCGAACGCCCTCAGCCATAGCTAAAGCTCCTTTTCAAATCAGGGGTTCATGTACGGGTATTTTCGTTGGGCGGCAGACTGGCCGGCCTTCGGATCTGCGCCCTTGCCGTCGACAAAGGCGCTTTCGCCAAACTGCTCACCGAGCCGGATGGCGAATTCGATAAATTTCGGATGCTGATCAAGACCGTTCTTGGCCATGAACTCGCCAAAGCCTTCGAAGTCCTTGCCAAGCTCGTTCAGAGCGCGTTGGCCAAGCGTCATTTTCTCGGCGGTCTTGTCGCCATACTTGGCCTTGAGGCCTTTCGCGGCTTCTTTGCGCTCGGCTTCTGCGGCCTTGGTGGTTTCTGCCATGAATTGGGCAACGCCTTCGGCCTCTCGCTTCACAAGCGCCTCATAGGCGGACTGCGGCAGGTCTTGGCTGTGCGCCAGTTCCTTGAGCCACGGCGTCGGCTCGTACCCTTCGGGCAGGCCTTCAATGCCTTTGATCATTTCGGCAGCATCGCCGTAACCGTCTGCGGTTTCCGGAACGCCAATCGCGGCACGGAACGCGGCACGTTCTTCGTCGGTCGCGTCGTCGCCCGGCAGCTTGAAATAGCCTTCCGGGATCGCCGGGGCTTCTTCGCCGCCCTCGCCACCTTCGGCTGGCTTTCCGTCTCCAGCTTCCGGGTTCGGTGCATCACCGCCATCATCTGGCAGCTTCAACGAAATACCGCCGCCCTGATCATCAGAAGCGGCGGTATTGTTTTCGGTGTCCGTGGTTTCGGGTGCCGGGGCGGCTTCCTGCCCCGCACCGGCGTCAATAGCCTGATCGGTCATCGGTTAATTCCATCTGTGCTTGGTTGAACTCGGTTTGAAGTCGGTTGGCTTCCTTCTGATAGGCCGCCATTTCGTCCTCGGTCAGGCCAAGAACGAGAAGGATATGCGCGGCCAGCTCACGCTTTCCCTCGTTGCGCTCGACAGGGCCGCCATGCGGTGTGACACCGCCATAACCGGCCTGCAAAAGGATGTCTTTCAACACGGCCTTGCCATCTTCGCCGCCAAAGACACGGCGATATTTGCGCATCAGGCCCATGGCCTTGATCGGGTTTTTGATGTGCGGCCAGAAGACAAACGGGAACAGGTTCATGTTACGCGCCCTCTTCCATCATCTTCATGGCAGGAGCGATCTTTGCGACCTGCTCTGCCTGTTGCGATTGCTGCTCAAGCTGCTGCTGACGTTGCGCGTCTTGGGCGCGTGCTTCGCGGGTCGCTGCCACGACCTTCTTGTCGGCCCAGATTGTCGGGCTTGCGCCAAACGCATCACCGGCCTGATAGGCCAGCTCGTCCCAATCAACCGTATCGCTGACAGCCGGGTTAAACTGGGCCAGCTCACCCACGGCGCGCCCGGCCTGCATGTTGGCCTGTGCCTGTTTGGCCTTGCGCAACTGCGCCAGTGGCGAGGTGAATTCAAGATCGATACCTTCGCCGTCACGCAGAACGTCCGGCATCGGTGGCAAATCGATCTCGCCGTTTTCGGCCTTGCGGTTGACGATGCTGATCTCGCGCGCGATGCAACGGCCCAGCATTGCTTCCTGATTTTCAAAGGTTGGTGACAGGAAGTTGTTGCGCTCTTCCATGATCGACAGAACTTCGGTCGCGGTCATGTCCGGCTTATTCATCACCGCGGCGAACAGATCCATTCCATAGCAGGCGTCGATATCGGCCGAGAACATTTCAAACGTGTCATTGCCAAGGTTCGGGTTTCCGCCCATGGCGATAGGCCCGATAAGCTGGCGACCCTGCCGGTTGAACGCGCCGCGCACCAGCGACCCGGCATTGATGTTAATCGTGCCTTCGTGCTCGTCTGACACGCCCATGACCGGATCAACGGCCTTTTCCGCGGCACGCAGGAACAGGCGTTTGGCATGATGTGCGCCCTTGATCGCGGCCAGCGCCAAAAGACCAGGCGCATAGCCGTAAGGCAGATGATCATCGACCCGACCAAAGCTGCTCATCAGGTACGGCATTTCATAGGTGCCGCCTTCCTGCATGACCTTCTTGCCATCAACATCGATATAGACGCTGTCATAGGCAAACCGCGATTTGTCGCTGGTTTTGGGATAGACCGCATGAATGGCGTCAAAGTGCTTTTCGCCGCGCAGCTTCGGATCATCAAGGGCACGCTTGGCGGCTTGGCTCAGTTTACTTTCGCCGAACTTCTGCGCCATCTGCTTCGCGGTCATGGCGAACTTGCGATAAACCGTGTCCTCAACGCCCGTTTCATCGACCGAGAAAACGACCTGCGACAGCGGAACAAAGCGATACAGGAACGGCGCATCGCCGCCAAAGCGTTCCTCGATATGGACACACGGCGTGCCATAGTTCATCAGCTCGCGATAGGCCGGACCAAATGCGCCCTGAAAGTTCGCCTTCGGGTCATAACGCCACGAAAACAGCAACCGGCGCATGCTCTCGCAATAATTGGTCGCCTCCTGATTATCGACCAGCTCTTCATCAACCGGTTTCAGGCCGTGCCATTTGCTGCCGGGCGGTACCAAAAGCGACGTTGCCGCCGATGCGGCACGCTGCAATGTCAGACTGGGCCGCGAATTGAACTGCTTTGCCAGTCTGCCACGGTTCGCAACACTGGTGTCACCGGTGCCGTTGAACGGCGACAGCGGATCGTTCTGCGCCGCTACTTCGCGCCACATCGCCTCAAAGTCGCTGCGCTCGGATCGCAGATGGTTTTCCGCACCGATGATGTCATTTGCCAGTGAATCGGCCATTGCGTTTTCCCAAAGAAAAAGGCCGCCCCAAAAGGAACGGCCTTGTGTCAGTGTATCTCTGTGTCTTCGTCAGTCGCAGGTCTTGGTATATCCCGAACCTACGCAGTTATCGTAACTGCCGCCCTTGCGCGGCGCGCCAAACATCCCCCAAAGCGTCGAGGCAACTATCGCGACTGCGACAATCCAGATGACGGCTTTCATTTTTCGATCCCGGCCACGTCCGGTGCGCCAGTCGCGTTCTGGTGCGAACGCCACATATCGGCATTCATGACCATGATCATATCGAAGTTCGAACGCCCCTGAACCACTTCAAGATGGCTGACTCCGTATCGCGGCGCGTCGACATAGCCTGCCTTGGTGCGTTTAAACGTACCGTCAAACATCACGATATTGAGGTCGCGATAGATCAATTCGTTCGGCAGCGATCCTGCGGCATAGCTTGCGCCGCACGCCCCACCATCGCCATAGAACGAAATAGCGGTCAAATACCGGCCATCATTATCGATCCGGTAATGCTTGAGCGGCACCACCTTGCCATCAAGGCGAACCATCTCACGTTGCGCGTCATAGCCACCAAGGTCACGAACGGCTCTGGTCATAGCAAGCGCGTCATTCATGTTATCGATGCAAACCTTGTTGACCGCGTTGGTCACAACATCCAGATCGGACTGACTGAACGTAAGCGGCCCATCGTCCGACGGTGCCCTGACGGCGGAACAAGCCGCGACAAGCGAAACGGCGATAATGGCAATCAGATTACGGATCATTGCTTTACTCCTTGATCCGAAGATCATGCCATTTCAACCAAAGGGCGTCTATTCCAATTCATGCACCCGTTTTCTACAGCAATTCTTCAACGGTCGGGACGCCGCGAAGGGCTGCGAAACGCAGATTCAGAGGGCTGAACGTGCGGCGTTTGTTCCGCGCCACATTCGATGCGACAGCGCTTTTCGCTGATGTTCTTGCCTTGGCTGGCTGTGATGTTCCAGTAATGATGCGCGGATCATCATTCTGTCGCCCGCCGGGAAAATCATCAAGGCCGACGCTATTCAATGATTGCGCGGCTGCTGTTGCTGGCGAACCGGCGGGAAGGTCATCAAGAGCGATACCTTCATCCAGATCAACCGCACTGTCAATTAGGCCTGCAATCGTTGCGATGCCACCAACCGGGCCCGGCACGCCAGACGCCATGCGCGCAACATTCCCGATAGTGTTCGGCCTGCCCGGCGCTGCCGAATACATGCCGTGAGCGCCACCGGCTAGCCCACCACCAACCGGGCCACCAAAAGCGAAACCTGCCGCCGTCGCCAGTCCATTCGCGGCATCAGACTTCGCAAACCCACCCGGCGCACCAGCCCCGAACCGGTCCTGTACCCATGACCCGAACCGGCCAATGGCCTCGCTGATTGAATTAATGCCTTCCTCGTCATCGTTGAACACGTCCGACGCTACATTCACATTACGGCCGTCTGGACCAAGTGCAGCAACAGCGGCGCGATCACGGCGGTTCAGTTCGGCCAAAGAAGCGCGCATCGACAGGCTTCCTTGACGCGAGGTTACGCCCTCTCCGCCACGATCCCCCTGCGGAGCGTTAGTGTCACGACGGCTGCCTCCGCTCAGGTTAACATCGTTGCGTTTAGGGCCCTGACCAGCTCTATCACTGCCACGATCCCCCTGCGGTCCGTTATTGAGCGCATCACTACCGCCCCAAGCGCCGCCACCACTGATCGACATGATTAATACTCCGGCTCGTAACTCATTTCGGCGCGTTCCGTGTTGGAGCGCGGCTTGACTGAAACAGGCGTCGTCGCATGCGCATCAATCAGTGCGTCACCCCTGTCAGGGCTGCGACCGATGCGCTTCTTGATGTCTGCCTTTTCCTCGATCTGTATCTTCCCGCCGCTAAGTTTCCAACGCGGCGCTGCCAAATCTGCGGCCAAGGCCCGATCTGGCGGAATGGCGAGTTCCATGCCCGATTTCGGATCAAGCGCCTCGCGCAACATCCAGTGGTCGTATGCCCGGTCATTCTTGAACTCAAGCCGACCGGACTTGTCTGTTTTGCCTTCGCTGCGACGGGTCGAAGCCCCGTTCAGTTCTTCGACGCGATCACCGACAAGGTCTTTCAAGTGGTCGTAAACACTCGCCCCGATGCCGATCACATCAACGCCGATCCGCGTTCCTTTTTGTGCATTCGCAATGCAAAGTCCTGCAACGGTTTGGCCGTCTGGTGCACCGGTGCCCGGAATAACGACCTGCTCCCCGAAATAGCGAACACCATATTTCGGTGACATCACCGTTTCATCGCGCCCGCCTCGGCTCGGGTCAACGCCAAGCGTCGTCATCGGCGCGTCACTCGGCTTCTGCTCCGTCCAGCGCGCCTGGGCCTGTTTGATCCATTCCGTCGGGATAACCTGCCAAACGTCATCGTCAAGGCCAGCACCAAACGCGCCGTCACGCATCATGGAACGCAGCGGTTCCGGCAAGGCCTCCAGCGTGTCTGCGTACCCGGTATCCATCAAAAAGCTGTTATCCTCGACACGGGCCGGAATGAATGTGCGCGACCTTGGCCGAATGACCCGGATATGTTCGCCGCGTTTAACCTCGATAGGCTCGTCTGTCTCAAATTCCTGTTCCTTGCCGTCGATCATGGCAAAGAACCTGATTTCCCCCGGTTCAGCAGGTTTGCGGTGCCCGTCATCCAGCCAAGGCGCAAAGAAGGCCACAATCCATTGCCCCTCTGCCGTGGTCGGCGGGTTAAAGCCAAGAAACAACCGACAATGGTGTCCGGATGCAGACCGGTTCCACGCCATCAGATTGCGAACCTGACTTTCAAGAAAGTTCGCGGCCTCGTCAAAGGCCAGAAGATCGTTCGGCTGCCCCTGGTATTTCATCCAGTCATCGGCCTTTGGCAGACCACCAAACCGGATACGCTTGCCATCTGGCAGCTTCCAGATGTTCTTCGATCCGTTGAAGAATTTGTCGGACCTGATAATCTCGACCGACCGCTCGACAAGGCCGTTGAGCTGTGTCGCTTCACGGCGCAGGATCAGCGATCTTTGATGCTCAAGGAACGACAGGCCCAACATGGTGTCTGTCTTGCCGCCGCCAGCAGCCCCGCCATATCCGATCTGTGCCGCCGGCGTCATCATTGCCATAAGCTGTGGCACGGAATGCGGCATCCAGAGACGGTTAGCTATCTTCCTCGCCATCTCCATCTTCTGCGAGCTGCTCAAACAACTCAAACGCCGTTTCAGTTCGGCTCTCGTTAGTCCCACTGTCATCGTCACCATCTCCGCCCGGCGGCTTGCCCTGTTCCATTTGCAGGAACGACGCCACGGTGCGCAGGGAACGGTCGGCCGCTCGTGCCAGTTCGATCAGGCGTGCGTCATAGATCGGCTGCTTCTCAGTGGCCGTGCTTTCGTTTTCCTCGGACTCCTTCTTTTCGGCCTCAAGCGTCTTGGCCGCGCGCAACATCATAATGTTTGCCAGAAGGTCCGCCCTGTCCTTGGGCGTCATCGCCGCGAAACTCTCAAGCATCGGCAGGTCTTCGACCCGGATAAACTTGCTGTTTCTCAAATCAGGTTGCACGTTGTTTGGCCTTCCCTTTGGCGATCCCTTCGACCCGCCGCCGTGAATGGCACAACACAACCCGACTTCACCGCCCCGGCTGTCACCGTGCTTGTCCTTTACACGATGCCCCGCGACTTGCTGGCACTGCGCCCCGCTTTGCTTGCTCCATGCCGGGCACCGTGGCTTGCCGCGATACGCCTTGCGCTTCCAGTCATCGGGGAAATGGGTTTCCGGAACAAAGTCGTCCGGTTTTGGAATGCGTTCCTTGAATGGTTTTGCCACATCACCGCGCCCTTACTGCCACGGATCATATCTGCCGAAAAAACGAATAGCGCCAATCGCGGCGCCAATGATTGCGAGACATGCCAGGATGATGAAGACGGCTGCGAATTTCATGTCATTCGTCCTCGCCGTAAATCTTGACCAGCTCTGCACCGATGGCCTGAGCCTTCGCCATCTCGATATCGGCGATGATGTCTCTGGTGCCGTGTGTGCTGGCGATGTACTGCTCGCCGTCCTTGGTCCATCCGATCACTGTCACAGCAACAAGATCAGCGGACTTTGCGCCTTCAAGCACGCCGTCAACCGGTACGGTAATGCCGTCTCCGATTTCGGCTGCGTTAAACTGGATAACATCGGCCATCACTTCACCGCCTGATGCTCAACATTGATGCAGAACTGTTCACCATCGACCGTGATCCAGATCGTTCCTTCGTTCCCGGTCCGTCCGGTGTCGATTTCCGTGCCTTCATCTGCCAGCGAAGACAGCATATCCGCGATCTCGTCGCGCATGGTGAAGGCTGGTTCCATCTCAGTTACTCACCGAACATTTCGGGCACGGGCAGGAGATGAAGCGCACGATGTCGTCTCCGGTTCCCTGCACATAACCCCGATCATATTGCTCATTAAGGCAGACCTCGTTGTGTCGTCCGGCCTTAGCGAACGCTTCGCGCTTCCATTTCGGCCAAGCCTCGACTTCTTTTGCTCCGCTCAAAATACGATCCGCAATCGCCATCACTTCCACCCCGCCAATTCCTCATAGCGCAGCAACCGGACAACAGCCGGTTTGTCGCCGCAGCTTGAACAGCGGAGCCTTTCCTTGATTTGTTTAAGGGTTTTAATTCCGTGGTTGTGCTTGCAGAGGTCGCGCCACAGGTTGACGGTTCGTTTGCGTCCGCACCGGCATTCGCAGCCTATCGCGGCATATTCGCGATGGTTCCAGATGGTCCCTATCGCGGTGTTGTCGAGTTCTTCCATGTCGGACCTCTTGGCCCTGTCCCTGCTTTCAGATAGCGGAACAGATGGAGAACATCAAGCGGTGCGAAGTGCCGGGTCAAACAATCGAACTAGAAGACGTGGATTCTTCCGAGGGCTGCCGTCAATGCGGTTTTTCCAATTCATATCGGAAATGCCAAAGATCGTCCCGCCGATCTGGATGTGAATGCCCATCGCACACTGCCAGTTTGCACGCTCAACATTGCGATAGAAGTATGGGCGAAACTTAATATCTCGCCAGTTCGGCCATTTCTTCTCAGGCATTTTTCGCTCCAAAAGAAACAGGGCAGCGCAGCCTAAGCCACCCGCCCTCTTGTGCCCGCAGGGTTTTCTTGTCGAAACAAGGGAAACGATCCCGCAGAATTACAAAACCCGCCCGGATTGCTCCAAGCGGGTTATCGGCCAGAGTTGTCACAATGCAACGCGGCAAAGTGGAAACCTTCTGGTCGTTGAATAAAGGGCTGGCGACAATTCATCATCCCACCGTCGCGGGCGAAGGATGCCACCAGCCGGAAACATCCTACTACACGACTATGGCCGCATTCAGATGTTGGGTTTTCGTGCGGACCCTGAGCGGCTCCGGGCATGTGCGCAATCTAAACGACCGGGCTCTCTCACTTCGGTTAAAGCGCCACACTTGCCGCACGAATCAAAAAGCGCCCGACCAGCGGACGCAATTCCTAAACTCTACAGATTTCATGGCACAAATTGCCCCCGAGGTCAAGTTTTGTTCTCAGGGTGTTCGACTTGGGTTCTTGGTTTGGGCTTAAAATCCGGGAAAAGCTCGTCCCTAACGTGAGACGGAAGGCTCATAATGAAATTATCCGCGTACTCACCTGAGTTCAACGCGTCACAGAAACGATTATAAAGACTTTCAGCCATCATCCCCACCTCTTCAACCGGCAAAACTCTTCCAACACCTCGACAAGGTTGTTGATCGCCCAACCTTTGCGCTTTCTGCGGGTTTCGTCAACGTAGGATGCAGACCTGCCTTCCCCGATGATCTCGATGGCTGCGGCGTGACGAATGAACCGGTCGGGATGATCAACGGCACCCATGACACGCTCTGCCCATTCGAGATAATCGCGTTTCAGGGTACTGATGTGTTCCTGGTATGATTCCTCATCGCCCTTGCCCACGATCAGATCCATGTCCACGCCAAGGCGCGCAACCTTGACCCTGACCTGCCCCGTGATCACGAGATAGCCCTTTGCGATGCGCTCAAACGCCCGCTCACATGGCAGTGCGCTGCGTTCCATCGCGTCAAACAACCGCCTGTCCTGCTTGCGACGTGTCACGCCCTGCTTGGTACGCCCCTCACTGATCTTGACGATATCGGCAACGGTGTCCTGTTCATCATCGATCAGGACCGGTCGAAACTTCTGCTTTGTATCGGTGGCTTGCTCCGCCATGTCTGCTCCTGCATTTAAATCTACGTCAGGTTGGTTTATTTGCCCGTGTGGCGCGTTTGAGGAAATTTATGAGGCGTGATAGCCGAGAGGGTTTTTGAGGAACTTCACGCAGAGGAATAGTCTTCGACGACACCGTGACCGGCGTGTATGGCGCGAAGCCGGAAAGTTCAAATCCCGGCTCTGCGCTTTGCCTGATAGCCGCTGCGAAGGCATCAATCTGCCACTGTTCCATGCTCACGCTGCACCGCCTTTCAGGGCTCTTTTCGCGGAACGCAAAGTTTCCTGCGCGCCCCAACGTTCGCGTTCTGGCAACGCCTCAAGCTTGAGCAGTTCGGTCCATCCGATCACTTGATCACGTAGCGCCACCCGCAGCTGTTCGATCTCGGCGGATTGGGTTTTCGCCGCGTTTTCCAGCATCGAAACCTCTTCGCGCAGTGTGTCGTTCTCATCGGCGCAGGCGGAATTGTGTTTCGAGTGGTCTTCAAGCTCCGCCTCGAATGCCAGGAACATCGTTTTGACATCGGAAACCAGATGTTGAAGCTCTGGCAAATCTGGCACGCCTTCAATCGGAGTGGTCCGTTTCCCGATCTTGATCATTCGTTCGCTCGAAGCGCGGACATCTGGGTTGCTCATCATCCAATCTTCAATTTTCGGTTCCCCGATCACAGCCAGCGCCGCTTGCGCCTGTTCGATAGTGAAGTGGTAAGCTGAATCCCCGAAGCCATCCCTGAAGGCTTTGGCGTCATCAAATGTCATCTCGTCTTCGCTGCAATCCCAAATCGCACGGGCCACATCTTCGATCAGCTTGTCGTCATGTTTCGTCGTGTCAGTCATCCCAATTTCCTTTCTGTGTCCGATTGCGGTGCGTGGCCATGAGGCAAAAGACGGGGTTTCGATGGTGTCTTGCTGTGTGTCTGAGGATCGATCCCAACTCCACTTTCAAACCGGTGGCGGCTCCCGAAGAGCCACCGGGTATAGATAGAATATCTATAGGGACTTCCCGCCCGCAGACTGCCCGCAGCAATATCAATGACTTGCGACCCAACTTCCCGCACTTCCCGCAGACATCCCGCAAAGACTTCCCGCACCTTCACTTTCCGCAACAAAATCAACAATTTGCTTGCGGGATGTCCGCACATTTCAGAAATCACTTCCCGCACACTTCCCGCAGATATTTTTGCGCCGAAATTGATCATTTTTCCCTCCGGACAATCGCCTTGATCGGGTGCCGATCTGGACCGACAAGCGACCCGACAATGATCTCCTGATGGCTGAAAAGTTCTTCCATTGTCTTCTCGAAATTACGACGTGAAACGCCTCTGCCTTCCGGCATGCCGGCAAACATTTTCGGGGCGTATCTGGGGCTGTTTTTTGCATCGCTTGGCGGGCGTCCCTGATGGAGCGCGACATCGAGGCAGTGTAGGAATGCTTCGCGGCGGAATGTGGTTTTGGCATCCTCGCTGATCTGGTCAAGCAAGCCGCCCTGGCGCTCTTCCTCGGCAACGACATACCCGTCCTCGTAGCGCAGACGCACGTCGTAGCCGCTGGGTCCGTAGTTGGACTTCACGACGCGCAAAAGGCGGCCGTCCGGGTCTTCCTCGGCTTCCTCGTCCTTGAGCCCGGTCATGTAAAGCATCTGGCGAGCGCGGTTGCGAAACGCGGTTGATCCTGATGTACCCGTGCCGCTTTCAAGGCCGGATGCCGACGGATGCCAAAGCACAACGATTGCGCATTCGGCTTCCAGTGCCAGTTTTTGCAGACAGTCCATAAAGGCCGTTGCGTCTGTCCGGCTCAGTTCGTTGCCACCGAAAAAGTTGTACATGCTGTCAATGACAAGCAGGCCGATACCAAGATCAACAACGGCATTCGCCAGCAGGCAGAAAAACGGGCTTTCCTGCCATCCTTCATTATCGCGAAACAGGAACGGCGTTGCTGATCCGGTCTTGTCCCAGAGAATAAGCTGATCTTCATAATCACCGTGCTGTGCGTCGTGGCGCATGTTAATCACGTCAAGGCGGCGGTGCAGCTCGTCGCGGTCATCCTCGGCGCTGAGATATGCCGCCCGACGCAACATCACGTCCCGACCAAGCCATTTGCGACCAGAAGCGACCGCAGCAGCGAGCTGAAACATCACCGTCGATTTACCAATACCGCCATTGCCAGAGAACAGCGTCACGGCCTTGTCCGGTATCAGGTTATGAACAATCCAGTCACGCGGCTTTGGTTTGGTGCCCTGTAATGAGCTGGCATAAAACATGCCGTCGGTGCGCGCCCGTGCCTCAACGCTCTGGGCGACACGGCCCTGCGACATGCGCGGCCCATCGTTGGCGTGTTCTGTACGCTGTTGCCGCCTTGCTTCTTCAAGGGATACCGTCTTGTCGCTCATGCCGCCCCCTGAACTTCGTTTTGTTGTATGTGGATTTCCGGTGCGCGGGCCGCCTTAAACAGCCGGTCGATCTGCTCGGCTATTTCCAATGTGTCGCAAATGATCTGCGACGGGCCTGTCAGGGCAAACGCGCTGATTTCGTCCCAATCCACGATCACGCATCCCATCTGCTTTCCGACCAGATACCGGATCGGATCGGAAAAGACGTGCAGCGGAATGTCAAAGTGCCGGGCATAGTCCGGCGCATCCGGATTGATCATTGAGCACGGCGTGTCGTCGCGGCGAAACATGCGACCCGGTTGCCGTGGGCCGCAGGCGATCAAATTACCCCGCTCAAACGACAGGATTCCTCCACTGCCCAAAACAGGGATTTCAGGCACGACAATCACGCCGACGCCGTTCGGGTCCGGTTCCCATGTTCCGTTGTCATGTAGCTTGGCCTTTGTGGTGCCGTACCGTGCCATGCGGCCATACAGCCACGCGGGATCGACACCCTCGCCGATCAGCCAGCCATCTTGTGCTGCTGTTGTGTTTATGGCTGCTCTGGCGAACTCAGACAGGGGCATTGATATCCCCCTCAATCTTGGTATCCGCGACACGCGAAAGCGCGACAAGTTCATGTGCCAGTCTGGTATCGATGGTGGATGCTTCCGACGCCATGATCCGCAGTACTTCCGCCACGTCATGGGGCGTCCATGTTTTCTTTTTCAGAAAAGGCAGGATCGCGGAATTGGGAAAGTTCGACTGGATGAAATCAAGTGTGCTCATTCCGCCGCCTCCGCGTCGAACTTGCCGACCTCGTTGCCCCACGCATCCCAGCCCGGTCTTGTCTGGCGCGCGAAAAGCTCCAGATACGGGCCGTCAAACAGACCTTCGATCAGGTCATAGGTGCAGTCAGGCTTGCGACTGTGTTCACGTACCTGCGCCTCGATGAGGTTGCGTGTGGATCGGTTGTTGATAGATGGCTTGCCGCGTGTGCCGACAAGAAAAAGCTCGGTAGCGCTACGGAACACATATCCGGTGCCAAACGCGGTTTTGCCGTGCTTGGTTTTCTTGTGCCACGCACCGCCGGACTTGTAGGTAAAGCCCCACGCCTTCATAAGATCGATCGCTTCTGGCAACATGGGGAATGTCGCCCACATAAAGCAAACCGAGTCATTGTCCGCCGCAAATTCGACCGGGATGCGCTTGATCTCATCAAGGCTCTCGCAGCCGTAATGCGCCTGGGGTGACTTTTCCAATCCCTTGTCGGAATAGGTTTTGAACTGCCAAGGCGGATCGGCATAAATCACGCCGTATTTGAGGGATGGGAACTGCATCACTGCGGCAACTCCATTCCTGAGCGTTGCAGGTAATAGCCGCGCCGCCAGATTGTGCAGATATCAATCTCTGACCCTACCTGACGCAACTTCTTGCGAAGCGCTGAAACGGTGACTTGAAGAACGCTTGCCCAATGATCCGGCATGTCATCCGGATCCGGCCAAAGCACTTCCGCGATTTCGATATCTGAGCGGATGCCGGCATTCGGGTGATTGGCCAGCACGACAAACAGGCGCAACTCTGTTTGTCTCAGCGCAACGGCACCGTCTCTGGCGGCCAGAACGGCGCTGTCACAGCCCTTCGGGAAAATAATCCGTGTCGTCGGAAACTTCCGTTGCGCTGCCTTTTTAAGCTCCGCCTCCATCGGAAGCACGGCCCCGGACGGCGTGCCGCGACGTGGATTAAGCAAGCTTGGCGCTTTACGAAGCGATGCGTTACGCGGCGTATCCGGCCTGACAGACCAGTCGCGTTGTCCTGTGCTGATCTGGTTCATTGCGGATGCTCCAGCTTCGCTTCCTTCATGAGATAAAGGCCGCTGACCGGAGTGCGCCCGATGAAGCACTCGCCGGAATGGATGTCGTAGCGCGCCCCTGGCACAAGCTCTGCGGCCTTGGCGAACAGGTTGTGTTCGACCTGCATGTCACACTGCGTCTGGCTTACCGATTTCTCCGATCCGGAATCATCGATATGGATCCGGCGGGAATTGAGATATCGCACCACAGACGACCCGAGCAGGCCGTAGCGCTTGCCCAGCGTTTCACGGATTTTCAGCGGCGAAACGCTGGCGGCCATCATTTCCTTGGCATCGCTGGCCATCGCGTCACGCTTTTCCTGCGACAGAAACAGCGCGCCCTTTGCCCCGTTCGGAACAACAGTTACATCAATGTCGTATTTCTTGAGACGCACCGAGACCTGACGTTCAGTGAGGTTGAACTTCGCGGCGCATTCCTTGCGGACGCTGTCACGCGACCCGCCATTGTCGAGAAGCGTCTTGGCAAACGCCGTCATCTTCTCCATCACCGCCGGGTTAATACATCTGCTGTTTTTGTGAGCCGATAGAACAACCATCACCCACCCCGCTTCGAATTGACGTAATCGGGATCGGCCTTGCCGACGCGGCCCGCTGCAACTTCGCATTTCAGCGCTGCCAAGGTGATGTTGCGCATCTTTGCCCGTTCATCGGCGATCTTTTGCGTGTCACCGCTGATTTCTGCCTGACGCACCCATTCACCTTGCAAGGCGCGCTCAAGTTCAATTTCTTCGAAGGGTTCCAAGGTCATCAAACCAGTCCTTTCACCAAAGGGCGCAGCACGATTTCAAAACGGGGGTTGTTTCGGTCGATGTCGTGATAGACGTGCTTCTCGCGCACTTGCCGATCATTCCGGTAAATCAGGCCCTGCAGGGCATCCAGAATGATGCTTTCATCAAGGTCAGGGCGTTCGCTGGCGTAATAGATGCGAATGAACGCCACGAGCTTCTCAGTCATCAGCCGGGGCAACTGGTGAACCTGCTGCTTGACGGATGCCTCAAAGGCTCGCGCCTTGTCGGATTTGATCGAGGCCGGCCGATTGCCGAATTTGACAATCTTGCGGCTGTTGGCTTTTGATGCCGGTTCGCCATAGACAACCAGCCGGACCTCGTTTGTCATGATCAGGCCGCCTCGTTTTCTTCAGGAAACTCTGGCTGCTCGTCGCCAAGATCAGGCTGGCCATCGCCGATCATGTCCGGCTGGTCCGGTTCGGGCTGCGGCATATCGCCGCCGGTGTACTGGTTCTTTGAGCCGGCAACCACGATCAGAACGGGAAGGCCTTGCGCGTCATAAAGCGCGTGTCGGTCCTCGGCGTGCTGGGACATGGTCACAACACCTTTGATGCCGTCTTTAATCGTCACCTGATCGAGTTTTGCTTCGATCACGGTGCGGCCCTGACGGGCGATGGCGCGAATGGCCTGCCCGATCAGGTTTTCGGTATGTTCCGACAGACGGGCGATGAATTCTTTCTGCTCGTCTTCGCTCATTTCCTGCCAGGTCTTGGGCGCATTGCGAAACCAGTCACAGACGGCCCGGCTGTAATCACCTTTCAGGGTTTCAACGACGGCGCCGACTTCGTTCTCCGGCACTTCTTCATGTGTTTCAGACATTCTCTTTGCTCCTCAATGAAAGTTCTTTGCTCGTTTTCCCGCCAAACTCGGCGGTTGTGGTGCGGCCTTGGCGGAAAGAGCTTTCGCAACTTCATCCAACGGGACTTTGTGGATTGCCCGCCTATGCGCCGCTATTCAGGTTTCGCAACGCAATCGGTCCTGATGCCGCCGCACCGGTGAGACCATCTATTTTCGCCACTGTTGGGCTATCCCCGCGACGGGCCGCTGTGTCGCGCCAGCAGGAAGATGGTCTCGCCGCTACGTCGGCACCCCAAAGGCCGGACCCAATCTTCAAATCGGGTACCGGCTTGATGGGTTTCTGCCGTTTCACCAGACCGGCACCATGGGCCAGCGGTGAAGGCGGGTTGCGTCTTTCGGAGGGTCAGAACCGTGCATTGCTGCCTCCTGTTGGTGGTTAGATTGCGACGATGTGCTTGCGGTCGAGCTTTGCTTTTGCCCATTCAGGCTGTTGGGTTCCCGGCCACCCGAAGACATTCGAACCGAGGCCCATTGCCTTCATGCTTGCGCGGTTCTTTTCACGCTCACGCGCCCGGTATTCGCGCCACTTCGAAGGCTTCAATGCTTGGCGGCGGAAGTCACGCGCAGCCGGTTCTGTGGCGGTTAAATGAAAAGGAAGATCGATCGACGTAGCTTCCACTAAACGCATCGCCACCTCGGCAATCGACGGTCCAAAAATGGGACGGTTAAACATCAGCTTGCTTCCTTCTTGTTGAGACTGTGAACGTTACAGGACCGTTCGCCTTCAAGGGCATGAATGACCCGTTGAACTTCGGCGATCAGCTCGGCACCGGCGGAAATAATCGCTTCGCACTCCGCCGGGGTGCGGATATGTCCAGACGGACCTTTCGGGCACCTGCTGGCGCGGATGGTCTCGGCAAGCATCTGACAGCCGTTCAAGGTGCTGACGATTGTGTCCACGTCATCAATGGCGGGTGCTGCGGTGCCGGAACCGGCGCGCACCATGGCGCCAAAGGCCTCGCTGAAATGCTCGGCATTGCCGGTTTCAATCAGCTTGGCCGCCAGCTTCGCCGCATCGGAAAAACTGATGTTGTGGCTTGAAAGGTCCGGGTCGGAACACTGGCGATACAGCGACGTGCTTTTGCCCGTGGCATCAAAAATATCGGCATCTGACAAATGCCCGATGGCAAGATGGATGGCCTTGTGTTCCGTGGCTGCTTTGCGTTGCTTGGTCATCTGTGAGAATTCCTGTCTTCGATTTCACAGGACCGCGACACGGCCCTTGGTTAATCTCTGTCTTGTCCGGTTTGCTCCCCGGACCTGCTCCGCGAAAAGGGCCGGGACTGCGACGTTTTGGGAAGTGAAACAGTCCCGGCCTAGTTAATCAGGGAGGCACGTCTGGGAGACGTGTTGCCAGATAACCGACTGGCGGCGGATGCCCGGCGGGATAATCAGCGCCGGGAATTCGTTAGGCGGCGTTATTCTCCGCAGTGATTTCTTTGAAGAAGTCGTCGATTGGCACTTGGCCGTCGACCGCCTCGCTGATCTGACGGGCAATGTGATACGGGATGCTTTTCGATGAATTCAGGTGATATGAAATCTTCTGCTGTCCGACCTGAGAACGGCGAGACAGCTCCACCTGCGTTCCGCACAGGTCAATTGCCTTTTGCAGTGCCGTCTGATGGGGAGGCGTCTGGTCCATCTACAAATCTCCTTGTTGATAATTGCAAATTACAAATTTCAGATTTGCAAGTCAACAAAAAAATTTGTAGAGCGCGACAAAGTTCCATATGCGATACAAACGGAATGGAAACTCTTGCTGTTAGATTGACCCAAGCAATGCAACGGGCCGGACTTAATGAGTCCGAACTTGCCCGCAAGGTTGGTTTGAAACCGCAGACCATCAATTCGATCACGCGCGGCATCACGCAGCGGTCGCGATCGATGCCTGAAATTGCCGAAGCGCTTGGCGTTTCCCTTGATTGGCTGTTACGCGGATCTGGCGAGCCCGCAACAAATCATGATGCATTTGCCATGGAAGACGAGCCAATGACCTGGCCCGAGCCGGTCATGAAAGAGGATCTGCCGATCCGTGGAAGCGTCGACGGAATGAGTGATGGCGTGAAGCTGACAAAGCATCAGGGCCGTGACGACATACAGGGTTATACGTTCCGCCCGCGCCCGCTGCTTGGCAACCGGCATGCCTTTGCGGTTTACGCAAATGGCGAGGCTATGGCACCGCGCTATCTTCCGGGTGAAGTCCTGTGGATCGTTCCGGGCCTGCCACTCAAGCCCCGCCGCAATGTTCTGATAGAAATGAATGACGGAACTGCCATTGTGCGTCAGCTCGTGTCGTTCTCCAGCGCAGATATTGTCGTACGAACCTTGACCCCTGACGTGGAGTCGCACCTGTCACGCGACGATGTGCGACATGTGCACACGGTCGCCGGTTCTTGGGATATGTGATCTCTTCCAATGATTGTATAAACGTCCCGCCAAGACAGCATCGCTGTGATTTCCCTGATCGGGCGGATCGCTCTTTTACCTTTATCTGTGACGACAAGGCCCCACGTATAGCCACGAGCTATACCCTTGCGCAGTATAATGTTTTCACCAACAGGAAACCGATCCCCGCCGTCTTCCCCGGCGCGAACGCGAACCTTTATTGTTTTCTGATGCCCGCCAGACATACGTCCCTCCCCATTTAAGGATGCCGCTATTTTAATATTTCGTTACAACGCTCCCTGACCGCGGTCAGGCGGGAGCGTTCGTATACGAGCGGTGCCAGGGACCATCTGGCATAGGTGACGACCTCTCCCGCTGCGCGGGAAAAGCCAGATTCCATACAATCACGCGCATTTCCCACCAGCAAGCTCTCTTCTGGGTAGTTTTTCTTCTTACAAATAGGAACATTCGTATAGGTTTCTGCGGAAATTTGCAGAAATTTGAAAACGCATATTTGCAATTACAAATTTATTTGTTGACAGCATTACAGAAAAATTTGTAAGGTCGCCTCATCACAGCGAGAACCGCGCCAAGATCAATCAACCGGCGCACACAGGAGAGCGTGATGAGCAACAGTTATTACGACCTTGATGAAGTTGATTGCGAAAAGCAGATCGCGCTGATCAAGGAAGAGCAAAACAAGTTCGTCCGGGCGATGTTCAACCTGAAATACGAACTTATGCCTTCCGCCATTGACCCGGTCGCTGCCGACAAACTGCGCGAAATCCTTACCGACTTCGAAAGCGACATGATCGGCCTGACTGGCGACAACATCATTTCTGATCTGCAGGCGCGCATCGATGAAATTCGCGAGGAAGACGCCCGCGAAGATTACCGCGCCGAGGTACGTCACATGACCGCGCAACACGTCAGTCTTAAAGCAGCGATTTAACCTGATCGAAGCCGGGTCACGGCCCGGTTTTCTTGAGGTTTAACCAATGGAGATAGAAATGGCAGACAAGATTATTGACACCGACGAACTCGCAGAAATTGAAGCGGACGGCGAATGGGGCGATGAAGAGCAAGAGGTCAGCGACATCGCTGCCACGGAACAAGCGACCGGCGACAAAATGGAATTCCACGTTCAGATGCGTGGGTACACGCTTGCCGACATGGAAGACCTGATTATCGGGGCCGCAGCGCGGCAGCTTCTTGGCGCTCATAACAACACAAAATTGGCGAAGGATATTCAGGATCGGTGCGTTGAGCTAACGCGCAAGCACGCCGACGAAGCGCTAAGCAAGGTCACAGCTGAAATCATAGATCAGCCAATCATGCCGTCATTTGGCAGCAAGGAGCCTGTGACAATGCGAGAATTCATCGGGCTGTGCGGACGCGAATACCTGACTGAATGGGTTGACCGGAGTGGCAAACCATCAAGAGACGTGTACTCGACGAACAGAATGCCGCGCGCCGCATTTATAGCCCAGCAGTGCCTTGAGAAGGTTTTTGAGAAAGAGATCAAAACTGCGACTTCGATGGTTATTGGCGAAATCAAGACTGCTGTCCGCGCAAGCCATGAAAAGTTCATCGAAGAAGAAAAGGCCCGCGTTCTCGAAGCGATCAACAAAACACTTGAACCCAAAAAATGACATTCACCGCAGCGCATCTGCGGGTGCGTTGTCATGAGTTTCAGCAAGGAGCAGGTTATGAGCGGTCTACAGATTAGTAAGGGTGAAATTACCGCTGCCAAAGTCAAGCACGCAGGAGTTGATGATGGCGATTACGTGATAGCCATTGTTTCGCCTGACGATGGTGAACGGGCGTACACTTTGTCAACGCCAAGTGATCCGTCTGGTGTCGATCAAGGCTACCAGAACGCTGAGTTTATTCGGGGCTGCTTTATCGTCGCCAACCAAACCGGCCTCACACCCAAGCAGTTGCTTGAACAGCGAGATGAGTTGCTGTCTTCCGTCAAACTGTTCCGCGACACAATTGAATACCTGATCAAAGCTGATCGTGTTGCTGGCGATGACGAAGGTGCGCGCCTCAAGTCATTCACGCTTGAAAGCGTTGAAGAGTTGATCGCCAAAGCCGAGGGCCAGTTATGACCCACATCAACGAAAACACGATCCGCAACACGCCGGAAGTACATGACCGCGAATGGGAGCCAGAACTGTCTCCGCGTCATGAATGGGTGAAGTTCTTCTCCTTGGTCGGGCCGCTGCTTATCGGCATCACGGCATTCCTGTACGCAGGCCGCGAGATCGTCTCGATTGTTTCGGGCTGGCTGTCATGATCCCTCAATCCGTAATAGAGGCGCGCCGCCGAGAGGCCCACGCGATCCTCTGCGATGTAACGGCCACGCTGCAACGGAAACGCTTGGCCGAGAGATTTCTCAAACAGTGGGGTGTGTGATGGTTACAGTTATCGCAACACGCAAAGACCTTATCGAAGGCTTCATGTGGCCGGATCATCTGCCGGTGGCGACATGCGCTTGGATGTCTGACGGCCGTCGGGTCGGAACCGTTCAGGTGATGAAATCAAACGTTCGTGAATATCTTGGCGCACCGTATTTCAGATGGAAACCGGCATACGAAAGGCACGTCGAAGAAACCCGTGCCCGCATGGATGGCCAGCTATGACCGCCCTATTCCACAAACTCACCCGACCATTCAGGAAATGGATAAGTCACAGAAGGATGTTTCAGTGATGAGTAGCATTTTGCAGCGCGTCCATAAGGCGCTCAAACATCGAATAGCCCACAACGAACCTTGGGCGCTTTTGCATACATGCGCGGTCGAGATCGAGAAGCGTGACACCCTCATCACTGAACTGGTTGGGGCGTTGGAGGATGCGAAAAAGTCAATTGAGCACCTGCCGGAAAACGTTCTTGGGCGTACCAGTGTTGATAACATCCATACCGGAGAGCCGTCTTTCGATTATCCGATCAAAGATGAGTTGATGAGCATCATTCAAGCCGCCATCACCAAAGCCAAAGGGGCTGAGTGATGGGAAAGCGCGCCTATCCGACCACCGTCAAAGACTTTGAATCCCTGCGCGACCGGTTCGTCGCATGGCTTGAGGCGCGCGGTAGTCAGATCCATGCCACCACCAACGATTATGAACTGATCAGGTTCACAACGTTTCGCGGCATGGGTGTGATTTATCGCAACAAAAAGGACTGGGTTTCGAGCGCCAGCAATGGCGCCGCTCAGGCCCTGAGCGCCTTTCTCGACGGTTCGGAATGGCGTGCGCAAACAAAGCCATCACGCGGCAACCGAAAACGGCACGGATTAATCATGTCGCTGATCGAACGTGACGGCGAAACATGCGCCTTTTGCGGGGGTGGCCTGACGGTCGAAACGGCGACCATTGAACACTTTGTTCCGATCACGCAAGGCGGGCCCAACAAACTCAGCAACATGATGCTGGCCCACGAAGCCTGCAATCAGAAAGCAGGCCATCTGGATGTACGCGCCAAATTGGAACTGGCGATCAGCATGAGGAAGGCGCAATGACCCAAATCACCGAACCGGGGATGGAATACGACTCCCTGCACAACACGCTGCCGGACTTTGATCCGTTCGAGATGCCGGAGGCGGAGCCAATCCCCTTGCCCGACAACGCCTATGGCGACGGTGTGTATTTCGGTCTTGCCGAGGATGTGTATCACGCTCAGCCACGCCTTTCAGCATCCGGTATCAAGGCGACACAGGCCAGCATCGAGGACTTCTGGCACGACAGTTGGATGAACCCGCTGCCGGATCGCGAGGAAAAAGACAGCTTGACGCTGGGCAATGCCTATCACGCACGCATTCTGGAAGGCCGTGAAGCACTGGACCGGCAATTTGCGCCGTTCCTCAACAAGGGTGATTACCCGGGCGCGCTCGAAACGGTTTCAGACTTGAAGGTACGGCTTGCCTGTCTTGGCCTAAAGGTCGGAGGCAACAAGCCTGATCTGATTGAACGGCTCAAGGCCGCAGATCCGGATGCTGTTATCTGGGACGATGTTGTTTCGGAATATGCCAAGAAACATGCAGGCAAGATGTTTCTGCATGCTGATCAGCTGCAGCGCATCGAATACGCCGCAGCGTTTATCGAAAAACACCCGACCTTGGGCAAGGCATTTCGGGGCGGACATCCGGAAGTCACGATCCTTTGGACCGATCGCGAAACCGGCGTTCGCATGAAGTCGCGCATTGATTACCTGAAACCACGGGCCATCATCGATCTGAAATCGTTTGCCAACAAGTCGATGAAGAACATCGAGCGCGCCATCACCGGCGAGATTGCCAATTACCGCTATTTCATTCAGGCCGCTGTGTATTGCGAAGCACTGGATCAGGCGAAGGAACTGGTCAAGGCGGGCAAGGTGATCGGTGATGTTGATCAGGACTGGCTCAAGCATTGCTGCGCCACGCCGGAACATCAATTCATGTTCGTGTTCCAGAAATCGACCAAGGCCCCGCTGGTGCGGGCCCGGATTATCCCGCGTGACCGGATGCTGATCGAAAGCGGCCGTTCCGCCATGAAGATCGGCATGCGCCAGTTCCGTGAATTTTATGACCGTTTCGGCGACCAGGGGGAACCTTGGATCGATATCGAAGCCATGCAGCCGGTGAATGTCGAAGACGACGAAATCCCGATCTGGGCGTTTGAATAGGAGGACTATCATGACGAACGCAGTTGCAACGATTGAACAGGCCAAGGCCACGGCAAAAGCCGCGACCAAGGTTAATGCGGTTATTCCGCAGAACCGCCAGCAGATCAGCGAGTTTTCCGCCGATCTGATCGCGGCGGGTATGGTGCCAAACAGCTACAACAAGGGCAGCGCGCAAGAAGTGCATGCCAAGCTGTGCATGTGCATCACCAAGGGCCTTGAGATCGGCATGCCGCCGATGATGGCGCTGCAATCGATCTACATCATCAACAACATCCCGGCGATCTATGGCGATGGCGCAATTGCTCTGGTTCAGCGCAGCGGAAAGATCGAATGGATGAAAGAAACCATCGAAGGCAAAGGCGGCACAGATAACTGGACCGCTGTTTGCGAGATCAAGCGCGTCGGTCAGGAAGAACCATATCGCCGCACGTTCAGTTTCGAACAGGCCAAGCGCGCCAAGCTGGCATCCAAGCCCGGACCATGGATGGCTTACCCCGAACGCATGTTGCAGATGCGCGCGCGTGCGCTTGCCCTACGTGACGGTTTCGCAGACGTTCTGTGCGGCCTTGGCATTGCCGAGGAAGTGCAGGATATCCCGGTACAGCATGAACCGGCCTCAACCTCGTTCCTTGACGATGGCGACGACGCCGCCGCGATTGAGGACCACAGCGATGAGCAGCCGCAGGAAGAACAGCCGGCCAACGATGGGCACGATATCGAAGCACCGGCATTCGATCCGGAACAGCCCGGCGCATGGCTCATTGAGGCGCAGGAAACGATTAACACCTGCCAGAACGTCTCTGACCTCGCGCACGTCTGGAAGGGCTTGCAGCAGGGAATTAACGCGCTTGGCGATGACAGCCGGATCAATGGCCTGATCGCCGCCAAAGACAAACGAAAAGAACAGCTTTCCCAAGAAGCAGCATAACAAAACGGCGCTGACAAGGCTGCAACCTCGCCAGCGCCCATCAATCCCCGCACTCGTAATGCAGAAGGAATCGACGTTATGGAGCATAACAAGAAAACACGCGGCAAGGCGAACGGTGTTGACGCCGTTGTCGGGGCGCGCATCCGCGAACGCCGGACACAACTCGGCATGTCACAGGAAGCACTGGCCGAAAAGCTCGGGCTCTCGTTTCAACAGGTCCAGAAATACGAAAAGGGCTCTAACAGGATCGGCGCGGGACGACTTTACGAAGTCGCCAAGGTTCTCGCCGTTCCGGTCGAATGGTTCTATGCCACGCTCGATGATGGCACCGAGGCACCGGCAGAAATCGGCACCAAGGCCCTGCGCCTGATGCAGCGCTTCAACGCCCTGCCAGACCCGCTCAAACAGGGGATCTATCTCCACGTCGCCAACACCCACGACTTTTATGTCGCGCGTCAGGGAGGTGTGTCGTGAAGCAGATCATCAACGAAGAAATCAAAACCTTTGGTCTGTTCTGCGGTATCGGTGCAGGTCTGGCCGGCATGAACCGCAGCCGTGCGGAAGTGACCAACAAGGTCGCGACCTATCGCGCCCAATTCCGCAATGTCGGCGGGATCGATGTTGATCCCGGCTGTATCGATAACTTCGATAAACTGGTCGGTGTTGACGGAACGGTTCTTGATCTGTTTGACGCAGAGCAATACACCGCCTGGCATGGCAAGGAACCGGGATCTGATTGGAAACCGGCCATGCCTGACGACATCCGCCGTGCGGCTGGTGGGGAATGTCCCGATATCGTCTTTACCTCACCGCCTTGCAAGGGTTTCAGCGGCCTGCTTGGGTCGAACCGTGCGGGTACCGCGAAGTATCAGGCGCTGAACGCGCTGACCCTGCGCGGGATATGGCTTGCGCTTGAGGCATTCAAGGATGATCCCGCCAGCTTCTATCTGCTTGAAAACGTCCCGCGCATCATGACGCGGGGCACTCACTTCCTTGATCAGATCGAAAAGCTGCTTGAGGCTTATGGCTATGCCGTGGCGCGCACCACGCATTGTTGCGGTGAATTGGGTGGTCTGGCCCAGAAACGTCGCCGATTCCTTCTGGTGGCCCGTCACAAGGCTAAGGTTCCGCCGTTCCTCTACGAACCGCCGAAACGGTCTTTGCTAACCGTGGGCGATATCCTGAACAAGCTGCCGATGCCAGGCGATGAACGGGCCGGGGCAATGCATACCCTGCCCTCGCTGGCGTGGAAAACTTGGCTGCGTCTGGCCCTGATCGAACCGGGCAAAGACTGGCGCAGCCTGAACCGGCTGAATGTCGAAGACGGATTCCTTACCGACTTCGGGATTATCCCGCAGCAGGCCTATCAAAGCGATGTGCTTGGCGTTCGGTCCTTCGATCAGGCAACCGGCTGCGTTCCTGGGCGAAGCGGCCCGACCAACGGCGCGCATAGCGTTGCGGATCCGCGTCCTGTTGGTGCGCTTGAATATCGCCAGTACGGTGTGAAGAAGATGGATGAAACATCGGCAACCGTCACCGGTCACAGAAGCCCCGGCCAAGGCCCGTTCTCGGTTGCTGATCCGCGCCTGTCTTGGCATACGGCAGCAAGCCGAAACAAATACAAAGTTGTGGCCATCAACTCGCATTCGAATACCGTGATCGGGTGTTCCCAGCCTGCGAGTGGCGCGGCATCCGTCGCAGATCCCCGCCCGAACTGGAGTGATCGCCACGGCGGCAACATGAAGCTGTGCAGCACAGAGCAAACCGCCCCAACCGTGATCGGTGGCGGCAAAGGTGTTCAGGGTGGTCATATCTCGATTGCCGATCCCCGTGCGTTTGGCACCGATCAGCGCGAGGTCTTCAATGGTGGCGGTCATTATGGCGTCATTGATCCAGAAGACAGCGCCAAGGCCGTAACTGCGGCCGGCAAATATGACAACGGCTTCAATTCCGTTGCCGACTGGCGCCTGCCGGAACCTACCGAAAATCTCCAATGCGTGATCCAGTCCGAATGGAACACTTGGAACCGCCCGTTCTCGACATATGAACTGGCGGCCCTGCAGAACCTGTTCGATCCGGAAGAAGGCATCTGCTTCGAACTGGTCGGCAAGTCGCACACCGCTTGGCGCGAATGGATCGGCAATGCCGTACCACCGGCAACCGCAACTGCAATCGGGTCTGCCATGGGACATGCGATCCTTCTGGCGCGATCCGGCCAGACCTTCGCCTTGGGCTCAACCCCGATCTGGGTCCGTCCTGTTATGACTGCAATCAGCGTCGATACCCCGGCGCGTGGGGGTGTGGAGTGACCATCACAGCAAAACCAATCCTGTTCAGCGCACCGATGATCAAGGCGCTGCTGCGAGAGATCGAGAACCCCGGCACGGGGAAGACACAGACGCGGCGGGCCGTGAAAGGCACTGCGCTTAACTGGCTGGACGAAGCCAAATTCTCTCCTGATTTTTTGGTTGATCCGGGCAATGACCTTTGCCCTTACGGCAAGCCCGGCGATCTGCTGTATGTGCGCGAAACGTGGAGCGGCCACCACATCTTCAAAGATATCAAGCCATCTGAACGTGGCCACATCAACACCGAAGACGGACCTGTTTTCAAGGACGAGCTTTGGTTCTGGGCTGATGGCGGCCCGAAATGGGGAGATTGGGAAAAGCCACGGCCCGGTATCCACATGCCCCGCTGGGCAAGTCGGATCACGCTCGAAGTGACTGATGTGCGGGTTGAACGCTTGCAAAGCATCAGCGAGGAAGATGCCATTGCGGAAGGTGTCGAGCTAATGCGACCCGGCTATTGGCGGAAATATACCCCTAGCTGGACACAGCATGAGCTCACCGCGAAAGGCTCGTTTGTCAGCCTTTTCAAGTCAATCCACGGACCCGACATCTGGAAATCCAATCCTTGGCTTTGGGCGGTGACCTTTGTTCCTCACCTGATCAACGTCGACCGGTTCATTGAGGAAAGGGCTGCGGCATGACCAAGATTGAATGGACCCAGCGCGAGGGAACCAAGGGCAAGACGTGGAACCCGCTTCGCGCTCGGAACAAGAAAACCGGTGGCGTCGGGCATTTCTGCGAGAAAGTCTCGCCGGGATGCAAGAACTGCTATGCCGAAACGTTCCAGAAGCGCTTCAAGAACCCTGTCAGGTACGCGGCACAGGATGCTGATCAGGTCGAAGTATTCCTTGATCAGAAGACACTGGTTCAACCGATCGGTTGGAAGAAGCCTGCAACCATATTCGTTTGCAGCCAGACCGACCTGTTCTTGCACCACTACAAAAGCGAATGGATCGATCAGGTGTTTGCCGTCATGGCCCTGTGTCCGCAGCACACCTTTATCATCCTTACCAAGCGCCATGACCGAATGAATGCCTATTTCGGCAACCTTTCAGACCTCTCAAGCAGGCACTCAGAACAAACCAACACTGCTTTCAACTGCGCTGACTTGTTAAACCTCAGACATCTGACCAAAAATCCGCGTGGAAAGCCGTTACCAAGTAGGGTCTGGCCCCTTCCCAACGTCTGGCTTGGCGTCAGTGTCGAGGACCAGAAAGCAGCAGACGAACGCATTCCGGTATTGCTTGATACCCCGGCAGCGGTTCGCTTCTTGAGTGTGGAGCCGTTGCTGGGCCCAGTTGATCTAGCTAATCACAATGCACCTGGCATGTGCGGCACCACAGACCACGCCGATTATCTGCGCGGATACGTCAGCCCCGAATATAGCTGCCGAGCCCACCTGTCTAAAGAAACCACTTCACTTGATTGGGTCATCGTCGGCGGTGAAAGCGGACATAACGCCCGCCCAATGCACCCGGACTGGGCGCGCTCCCTGCGCGATCAGTGCAAGGCCGCTGGGGTGCCGTTCTTCTTTAAGCAGTGGGGCGCATGGGCTCCCGTCGAAGAATACCCATCAGGCAAGCAATCAATGAACAAGGTCGGCAAGAAACGCGCCGGACGCTCACTCGATGGCGTCGAACACAACGAATGGCCGGAGGTGAAGTCATGATCGTAGCAGCAGCAATGATGATCGATGGTGAAGTCAAAGCTCTGCCCGCACCGGCACGGCACCATGACATTATCGGACGTTGGCCGATGCCGGAGCATCATCACGGCACGCAAGGTTTTATCGACAGCAAAGAAGGTTTTGTCGACCGGTTCCGCGCCTGCCTAATAGCTATCATAGAAGGCCAGATCGAGATGCCGAAAGCAACAAGCCCTCAGAACGAACTATTCAGCGAGGATCTTTGGTGATGGTTGAGGCATACCCGCTTTCATGGCCGCAAGGCTTCAAACGCACTGAGTCGTCACGTCGCCGCATGGCACCGTTCGGAAAGGCTGACAGGCACAACGGATATAAGCGCCGCCTCACTGTCGCCGATGGCCTGCAACGGCTGATCGAACAACTCGAAATGATGGGCGCGATCAACTACGTGATCTCGTCAAACGTTGAGCTGCGCAACGACGGTCTGCCGAGATCCGGTCGACGCAAACCAGATGATCCCGGTGTGGCGATATATTTCCAGTTCTGCGGCAAGGCGCACTGCCTGCCCTGTGACAGATGGGACACGGTTGCAGACAACCTCGCCGCGGTTGCCAAGCACATCGAAGCACTGCGCGGCATGGATCGCTGGGGCGTTGGCGATCTTGAAATGGCCTTCGCAGGGTTCAAGACACTGCCCCCGCCAGGTGGTGGCGTACCGGTCGATGAAGCTGCCCAGCACCGCAACTGGTGGGACGTTCTTGGTGTCGATCCCGACGCAACGCCAGACAAGGTGCGAGAGGCCTTTCGTCGCCTTGCCAAGAAGCACCATCCGGACAGAGGGGGAAGCCCCGAAACAATGGCTGAACTGAACACGGCATATCAGGAGGGTATGGAGCGATGAGCGCACTTCAAGAAGAAATCAAACAGGCCATGGCCGAAGTGACCGCTCCGCTCTATGAGAGACTCGCAAATCTCGAAATGATGCTCAGGCAGCAGTCCGACAACGAAAACCCGTTGATCCCGCTTGAGGAAGCAGCCAAGATGCTGGGCATGCACAAGGACACTTTGCGCCGGAAATGCCACGCCGGAGAGTTCAAATACAAAAGGCCCGGAAAGAAGTTTTTGCTATACCGGAGCGAATTAATTACGAACTGCCCAACTAAGTAATTGATTTGTATAGGCAGTGCGTTTCTCTCTGCCGGCACCATTAAAGAAAACCCCGCAAGCCATCGGCTGCGGGGTTTTCTTTTGGCATCACACCGAAATGCTATTTGGGCATGCCTTCAAGGCGCACGATTTCATCAAGCCCGTCATCCCAGCTCGCCTTGCTGGCCATCATGATGTGGGCGTTCGGGCGTATTGAGATAGGCGTTTCAAGGCTGCCTGCCGGTACGACCAACAGCTTGCCGTCCATCTGCGTGTAGGGAACAGCCGCGCCGCATGTTTTGCAAAACGCCTTTTGATGGCGCGTTCCGGGAACGGTGTAGGACTGGATGTGATCATGGCCGTCGATCCAAGACAGCGTTGCCTTGGTTGAGAACAGATTGGCCGCATGAGCCGAGCCGGTGTCCTTTTGGCAATGTTTGCAGTGGCACAGGAAGAATGCATCAAAATCACCCGTGACTTCGTAGCGCACAGCCCCACACAGGCAGCCGCCGTGATGTTTATCAGCCAT